AGAGGTTAACGTATCAAACGTTGTATCTCAAGAAGATTACGAAGATAGAGTTAGAGCTGCTACGTTCATTGGAACACTTCAGGCTGGTTATACTAATTTCCACTACCTTAGACCAATTTGGCAAAGAACAACTGAAAAAGACGCATTGATTGGTATTTCAATGACAGGTATCGGTTCAGGTGCGGTTCTTGGATTGAACATGAAATCAGCGGCTAAGGTTGTTAAAGAAGAAAACAAAAGAGTTGCTGACTTACTTAATATTAATCCTGCGGCTAGAACAACAACTGTTAAACCAGCTGGAACAACATCACTTACTTTGGGAACATCAAGTGGTATTCACGCATGGCATAACGATTATTACATCAGAAGAGTAAGAGTTGGTAAGAATGAGGCGATATATACACACCTCAAAGAAAACCATCCTGAATTAGTTGAAGATGAATACTTCAGACCACATGATACTGCGGTAATTGGTATTCCACAAAAGTCACCTGAAGGTTCAATCTTAAGAAACGAATCACCAATTCAACTTCTTGAAAGAGTTAAGAAAATTCAACAAGAGTGGGTTAGACCAGGTCACAGAAGTGGTTCAAACGCTCACAACGTATCGGCAACAATTTCTATTCGTGAACACGAATGGCCAGCGGTTGGTGAGTGGATGTGGGAAAATAAAGAACACTATAATGGACTATCAGTTCTACCATATGATGGAGGAACATATATTCAGGCACCATTTGAAGATTGTACTAAAGAAAAGTACGAAGAGTTGATGAAAACATTACATGACGTAGATTTGTCAAAAATTGTAGAATTAGATGATGACACAGATTTGAGTGGAGAAGCGGCATGTGCTGGTGGAGCTTGTGAAGTAAAATTCGTATAAAAAATGAATCACATTAATAATGAAAGGGAGAAGCCTAAAAACCTTCTCCCTTCTGATTTTTATTATAACGACAAGGGATTAATTGTCTTGAGCGAAACTTTTCACATTAATAGAGGATATTGTTGTGGAAACCGATGTATGAATTGTCCATACGAACCAAAATATCAAAAAGGTAATACCTATTTAGTAAAAAAATAATCCAAGTATATTTATGGGATATGGCAGAAGGAATTACATATGGTTTAAATTTTCCCTTTAGAAATTCAAGACGAGGTGATTACTTGGAGCTAACTGAATTGGAGGCTCAAGAAATTAAGGCGGACTTAATACATCTTTTATTGACAAGAAAAGGTAGTAGATATTTTTTACCCGATTTTGGAACTAGATTATATGAATTTTTATTTGAACCATTTGATGGATTAACTTTTGACGCAATACAATCTGATATTAGGGATTCGGTTCAGAGATATATGCCGAACTTATTATTAAATCAAATATCAATCACACCTGCTGACCCAATGGAGGAGGTGGACACCATGTTAGGTGAAAATACTGTGGGAACAAGTGAATCTCCAATATACCGATTTCCAGGAAAAGGTACCTCTGAGTATACCGCAAAAATCAGAATAGATTATTCAAATAATAGAACAACTTTCGCTCAGAGTGATTTTGTTATAATTAATATTTAATATAGATGGCAAATCGTAAAATTTCATATACTACCAGAGATTATCAAGGAATAAGAACTGAATTACTTAACTACGTTAGAACGTACTATCCTGAATTAATTCAAGATTTTAATGACGCTTCAGTATTCTCTGTGTTTATAGATTTGAATGCTGCGATTGCGGATAACCTACATTACCATATAGATAGAAGTATTCAAGAAACGGTACTTCAATATGCACAGCAAAGGTCATCAATATATAATATTGCCAGAACATATGGGTTAAAATTGCCAGGACAAAGACCATCTGTTTCGTTGGTAGATTTTTCGATTACAGTTCCAGCCTTTGGAGACAAAGAAGACGAAAGATATCTTGGTGTTTTAGCCAGAGGTTCTCAAGTATCAGGAGCGGGTATTATTTTTGAAAACATTTATGATGTTGATTTCACATCACCATACAATGCTCAAGGATTTCCTAACAGATTAAAAATTCCTAACTTCAATGCTAATAATGTTTTAGTAAATTATACAATAACAAAGAGAGAATTAGTTGTTAATGGTATTACTAAAGTATTCAAAAGAGTTATAACTCCAAACGATGTTAAACCATTCTTTGAATTATTCTTACCTGAGAAAAATGTTTTAGGTATTACAAGTGTTTTACTTAAGAGCGGTACTGAGTATACAAACATACCAACAACTGCAGAATTTTTAGGAGCGTCAAACAAATGGTACGAAGTAGACGCATTAGCCGAAGACAGAGTGTTCATCGAGGACCCAACGAAAGTTTCTGACCAGCCAGGTATTAAAGTAGGAAGATATATACAAACACAAAATAGATTTATTACTGAATATACACCAGAAGGATTCAAAAAAATGACATTTGGTGGTGGAACAAATACCGCACAAGATGCGTTGAATCAGTTTACTACCTTAGGTGCGACTTTAGACCTACAAAGATATTCTAATAACATATCATTAGGTTCCGCTTTAATTCCAAACTCAACCTTGTTCATCCAATATAGAGTTGGTGGAGGATTGGGAACTAACTTAGGAACTAATGTTATTAATCAAATTGGTACTGTTTCATTCTTTGTGAATGGACCATCTGAACTTACAAACTCATCTGTTGTTAATTCTTTAAGATGTAATAACGTAACCGCCGCAATTGGTGGGGCGGGATTACCATCGTTAGAGGAAATTAGAAACTACGTATCATTTAACTTCTCGGCTCAGAAAAGAGCGGTTACGGTTCAAGATTATGAATCAATCATTAGAAACATGCCATCAGAGTTCGGAGCACCTGCAAAGGTTTCAATTACTGAAGATAATAATAAGATATTGATTCAGTTATTGTCTTACGATACTTCAGGTAAATTAACTAATATAGTGTCCAATACTTTGAGACAAAACGTTGCCACATATCTTTCTAACTATAGAATGATGAATGATTATATTTCAATACTTACTGCTGAGGTTATTGACTTGAGTGTTGAGGTTTCGATTGTATTGGATTCAGCTCAGAATTCAGGACAAGTTATTACAGACGTTGTTGATAGAATATCAACATATTTTGACCCACAAATTAGAGAATTAGGTCAGAATGTTTATTTATCAGAACTTCAAAGTATTGTTCAAAATCAAAACGGGGTATTGACAGTTGCGGGAATTAAAGTTTTCAATAATGTTGGTGGACAATATTCTTCAGCCGAAACATCGATGCAGTATTCGGACCCTGAAACCAAACAAATCGCCCCTGTAGACGATACAATTTTTGCTCAACCGTCACAAGTATACCAAATAAGATATCCAAACAAAGATATTAAAGTTTCGGTTAAAAACTTCCAATCTATTACATTTACTTAATAGGTTTATTCTCACACCGATTGGTTTATAATTTATAATGTGTGTATCTGAACTTTAAAAATTACACATAAACTATTTATAAACTAAAGGCATTACATGGGTGATTCATATAGAATTAAGACGGAACTTGGTATTAATAAATCAATTAATGTTCAATTAGACCAAGAATTCGAATTCTTAGAAATTTTATCTCTTAAAATACAACAAACAGACATATACTCAAGAAGTTGTGCTGATTATGGTGTTTTAGTTGGTAGGGTTACTGCAAACAATGGATTTGGAATCCCAAATGCAAGAGTATCTATTTTTATACCAATCGAACGAATAGATGAATCGAACCCACTTATTACAAGTATCTATCCATACAAATCTCCAAACGATAAAAATAACGATGGGTATAGGTACAATTTATTACCGTATGAGCAATCTTACTCAAAACACTCCTCAACAGGAACTCTTCCATCACGAACAGATGTTTTAACAGGAAGTACTGCGGTAGAAATTTACGATAAGTATTATAGGTTTACAACAAAAACAAATGATAGTGGTGACTACATGATTATGGGGGTTCCACTTGGGGACCAAACCGTAGTTATGGATGTGGACCTATCGGACATTGGTGAATTTTCACTTACTCCACAAGATTTAATTAGGATTGGATTGGCAACTGAAGCCCAAGTTGCGGGAAATAGATTCAGAACATCAAACGATTTAAATTCTTTACCACAGTTAGTTAATTTAACTAAAAACGCGGAGATATCACCATTATGGGGAGACCCCGAGATTTGTCAATTATCAATCAATAGATTGGATTTTGATTTGAGAGATGATGCAAATGTTGACATACAACCAACAGCTGTATTTATGGGGTCCATGTTTTCTTCTCCTGATAACATGAGGATTAGAAAAAATTGTAAACCGAAGGATAACATGGGTAACCTTTGCGGATTGACATCAAGCCCTGGACAAATATTATCCATAAGACAGACAATTCAACAAGATGAGGATGGAAATCCTGTTCTCGAAGTTCACGAATTAGAACAAGCTGGAAATGTTATTGACGGAAGTGGAACATGGTTGACAGAACTCCCAATGAATTTGGATTACTTTATTACAAATGAGTTTGGTGAAAAAGTGTTGTCAAATGACCCTGCGATTGGTATACCAACCAAAGCGAAGTATAGATTTAAAGTTAAGTGGACACAACCAAATGACTTAACTATTCAAACTAGAAGAGCTTATTATTTAGTACCTAATGTAAAAGAGTATGGATGGTCAACTTCAACTTCAGACCCAACGTATTCAACAAATCAAAATACTCTGAAACAACAACAAAGTTCATATTACTTTGGATTGGCTTGGAGTGGATATACAAATGGATTTACAGGAACGAGAAGGACCGACAGATTAAATGAAATAATAGATTGTGAAGATACTTTTTATGAGTTTCAATATAATAGAATTTACACGGTATCGTCACTAATCGACCAATTTAAAAAAGGTGGAAAAGGAAGATTTGTTGGTATAAAAGAAATCGATGATGACGCCTGTGAAAGTACAATAAATAAATTTCCTGTAAATGACGGATTCAGAAATTTTGACTTACTGTTTTTCTTATTCTCAATAATTTTTACAATATTACAACCAGTCGGATTAATATTGTTGGCGGTAGCACACATTTTAATTTGGTTATATAACTTAGTGCTTAGTTTCTTGTGTTGGTTATCGGGTATAGGATTTGATATTGCGGTATTGTCTTGGTATCCATTCAGAAGATGGAGAAAATATTGTTCACAGAGAGATACAAGTTTGAGTTTACCGATGATTACGTACCCTGATTGTCAGGCTTGTGATTGTAAACAAGATTTTAAGGAAACCGCAAATCGTTCTGAAAATTCTGGTGGGTCAGGAGTGTTAAGTTATTTATCATCACCAACATATTACAATAATTTATTGTCTGCAAATTATTTTTCTGCAGATACTGAAAACTCCAATACTTTAGCGTTGATGTATTCTGAGAGCCTTGCCGGATTTGCCGGACTTCCTCAAATAGCAGATAATACAAGGTACAAAATTCCTCTTTCTCAAGAGTTTACCTTAGCTAGCGGTGCGAAAAGATTTACAAACTCTTATGATTTACCAATAGGGGAAAGAATTAATATTTTTAATCAACGAAAAACTTATTTCTCAGGTCAAAACAAGATTAAAGTAACATTTGCAAAAAACTCAAATATTGGTAAGCACCATTATGATAACACTATCACGGTTTTATCTCAAGAACAGTTTTCTGCGGGAGAACTAATAACATTCGTAAACATAACCGCAAGTACGGATACAAACTATCTTTATTCAGCAACAACGAGTCAGGGTATTATTACGGGAATAAGTGGGGAAACTTATAATGGTACTGGACAAACTCAAGTTAGTGTGTCATATGCCACTACACAAACGACAAATATTGTAACACCCGTAGTTTATAATCTACCATACGGTTCCAATGAAACGAACTACAAGTTTCCATCGGATATTGAATATTATCAAGTGGTTACCGCTATAACGGTATCACAGGCATCTCAAATTTGGAATACAGGTACAACCGAAACGTTCGGTAATATTATTAACTCACCAACACTCGTTAATAAATGGAGACAAGTTGGTGGATGGTTTTTGGAGGATGTTATATCTGTAAACCCATATGAGTTTTTTGAAGGAGGGGAAGAACAATATATTTTAATTTTACAAAGAGGTGTAGACCCTTATTCGCCTAAATACATGAACGAGTTCTGTTTAGGTAATCTATTTGGAACCAACGAATCTGACCCGAATTGGATTATTACCGCTGAAACTAGAATGAATATACCAATTCAAAAATTAGATGTTTCTAATATTTCAGTTCAACCATATAGTCAAAGTGGTATGTACTATCAGTCATACTTCTTTAAACCTGGTACAACAACAACTTCAACGCCAGGACAATCATTTACAGGGTATACAACAACAAACACCGCGTACTACGGTTCTTTGGATACGACAACTAGTCCAATACCTACAGGTTCTATTGTTTTTGGTGATTCGGTAATTGTTACAACAAGTAATGGATTTTATTTTAACACACCTTCTAGTTCCAATTATGATGAAAGTGAGGACTTATCAGGTATGGGTGTTATGAAAAGTAACTTACCAACAACTTTTGTTCCCACAAACGCTTCGAATAGTTTTGGATATTATTATACAACAAATACATTTTTTGGATTAAACCCAACGATTACAATAAGTAATAGAACGTTGAACGTTTTAAGAACAGATAGATTACCATCATCAGATGGATTGGACGGTTCTTCGTTCACAAACAATCCATCTCTATTACAACAAAATATAAATTTTAATTTGTATTTAGTTGATACAACTTCTGAAGATATAACATCAGTGGCATTCACAACAGGTGCGGACATACCAATTGTAGACCTCGATGACTTACCAAACGCTCTAACTGTATTGTCAACGTTCGATTGTCAGAATATGGTTGGATTAACATGTTACAAAGGATTCGGAGATAATTTCGAAGTGAATCAAGATTGTACGACTAAGGATGCTGTGGTTAACGGTTGTTATATGTTCTTGAAAAGACCTCTCGTCGATTTGGGAAAAGATTTAGGAAACTTTGCAGAATGGGGATTCAGATTCAGATTTTTCTATGGTTTATGTAGGGGTGTGTTATCACAATCATTCATGAACAATTGGATTAATGGTTCATTATATATGTTCCCAATTCAAGTTGACACGATTTATAATAGTCAGAATAAAGTTAGTCAAACTAATTTTTGTAGAGATGTTGTCTACTTCAATACCGATAGTAATAATTTCTACTATAGAAGTAGTCCGTACAATGACACCACTAACACCTTCATTGGAAAGATTGCCAACCAAGCAGGTGCAGTTAATCAAACTAATTTATTATACCCGACAACAATTGTTAATTTAGGACTCAAGGATTATTTCTATTCTGAAATAACATTTGACCCGAGTACAAAAGGTTATATCATTCCAAATATTGGACCTACGAGTTATGGAGATACTTCAGATTTGATAAATTTCTTTGTTATATCAAGAATTACTGATGAGAGTTTCTTAGCTCAATTAATACCTTTAGGTGATAATTCTTTGAATCAACTTTTCACTCGAAATGACAGAAGAATTGACGGTGACTTGGCTCAATTGATGTCAATTAACTCTGAGATTGGAAATATAAATTTCTCGCCAGAATTCTACTCAAATATTCCAGGTGAGACAAATCAACCAACAACGATATTAGGTACCGCATCAAATCCTGTTATGGCTGTATGGTTTTCTTCAACAACAGAAGATTTACAAACAAAAGATTATTTGACACCAGGAAGAATAAATTTCAGGGGAACAAACAACGTAGGATATTATCCATACCCTTATGGTATAAAATCACAAGTTGTTCCTTTCTATCAATGGAAATTAAATAATACGACCACAATATTTGGAGACCAATACAATAATTGGGCGACCTCAACTGCGGATATAATTCAAAATACTCGATACCAATCTTTAGATAGATATGCGTCAGATACACCATACTTTTGGAATTCAAACTCTACCTCAAACGATTTGAATGCAAGGGGATATATTTTCAACGTAAACGGAACTGTGGGTAACGGACAATACTCAACAACAGGAGCGTTGAAACAAAAATTCTTAGTTGGGGCTCCATTCCAATTTTATTTTGGAACAATAAAAGGAGAGACTGCATTAGATAAATTTAAAACAAAGTATTCTGTAGATGAATAACTATACCATAATACCAAGTAATTTAAGATACAAGGGAGCGCCTGCAATAGATGAGGAGGTTTCGTTGACTCTTGAGGAACAGAGTCAACAGATAACTGAATACGACAGAAGTTCAACTATCAATTTAGCTCAAGTTTATGACGACGAGAGACAGCAGTGTACTGTTTTCAGACCTACTTTTAAGATTACGTATTTATACGACAACACTTATACGGGTTCAACAACATACTTACCGTTTCAATACAACTTATATTACACGGGACCAGAAGCATCAAAACAAAGCGGTATATGGAATGGTTTTCCACAGTATTATGAATTTGACATATACAGACCTAATGTTGGAGACAATCATTTTCAATATAAGGCAAAAAGTGCCTACACTTATAATTGGATGTATTACTTGACATATCCACATGAAAACAATTACAACAAACAATTAACTTATTATTCAACGTCGAATAACGACGTGAATTGGATTGCGTCAGAAGGTATTCCATTTTCGATTACAAATACTTCAAGGAACGGTAACGGATTGATTTCTTTTATTTGTATTGCACCACATGGACTTACACCTGGTGAATATGTGGAATTATCTTTAACTTATCGAAACCAAAAAATATTTCAAGTAAACTCAATTGGTAATGGATTATTTGGTAGTGATAGACACGTATTCAATATATTCAATATTGGATTCACAGGAACAACATTTAACAATGGAACAATTGGTACATTTAAAAGAGTTATAAATCCTGATAATCTTGAAGAAACCAAGTCAAAGTACTATGTGAAACAATACAAAGTACTTACAAACTTGGAAGATGTTGCAATTACTAAAGCGGGGTTTGAGAGAAACGTGTTTGTAGAGAACAAGAAATTAGAATATAGTTCTATAACACCAAATAATGTAACTAGAGTATCTCAAAAAAATAGTAGTAACTCCTATGATGCAACATCTAACTATGATTTGAATTTTACGGGGTACTATGACAACCAAAAAAGGCCGTTGAATGAGATTAGTTTAACAATTATTAATAAGGGTTATTCAGGTTACTTTAATCAACCATTAAATGGAGTTGGATTAAAACAAGGATGGGAATTCAATTTATCTAAAAATGTAAATCCGTGGTGGGACCTTAACAATCAAAAATCTAATACAAATATACCTGTATCTGCGTATACTCTCACCAACGGTGCGACGAAAACATTCTATTATAATTCTGATTTGCAGAAAGGGGATGTTATAGATGGTGATTTTTGTGAGTGGAATGATTACGAACAAGTTGAGAGAGTCGTTTCATCGTATTATCATAAGATAAAATATAATCAAACTGTGTTTCAGACAACAAACAACTTCTCAACTAACGCTCCAGGTTTTTACTATAAACCACATAACCATATGACCCTTAGAGTTTTTTCTGATTATGTGGAAACGGCAAACCTTGGACAAATTGATGATGTACCAAGTTGGGCCTTTTATTCTACCGAGGACCAACAGTTTAGATGGAGAGATTTATATACTTATGGTTTTATAGATAACCTTGGTAGAGGGGTTGATTATCCATTTCTGAATACGTCTCACTATCCATACACACAGGTTATCTTTAGATTAATCCCTGAAGGAATAAACTATAACGAGAATTTAGATGGATTTGACTTCTCATTAAAACCGTTGATTGATGAGTGTGAATAAATTTACAATAAGACAAGATGGTATTGTTGATAAACAAATCAATATACCTGTTGAACTCAAGTGGGATTATCTAGGGTTAGACATGCCTATTGATGAATATGAGAGAACAATAATTGAAGAAGTAATTGGAAAAGGAAGGGACTTTGAAGTTTCAAGATTTGCACACGCACCCGCAACTGGTACAACAAACGACACATTAATTAACTATGAATTTTATTTTTATTCTGGAGGTTCTCTAAATGACATCGGGAATTGGAGAGTAAATTATCTTAGTGAAGGGTTCACACCTCAGGAGGTTTATTATTATGAAAATAACTTTTCAAACTCATTTTTCAAATTGGACTTTTATGACACTCCTGATGAAAAACAACAAACAAATTATCTTACAATAATATTA